ATCATACCTCCATTGGATTGCTCCTTAGGTAGGCATTGTCGCTGGCTTCTTCCAGCATCTCAAGTGCATCACTCGTTGCCGGCCGAGCCGAACCGCCGCACGATGACCTCGAAGACGATGTCGGAAATCCACATGGCCGAGACGCCGATCAAAAAGGCGGCGGCGAGCGTCGTGGTATCGTCGGCCGGATCGGGGATAGGCACGCCGGTTGCCCTGAACCAGGCGACGGCAGGCAGCGTCAGATACGCAGCCGCCAGCGCCCCGCAGATCGGCGAGGCAATCATCTCGCGCAGCTTGTAGCGATGGCGCGACAGTGCTCGCAGCACGCCGCCGGCTAGCCCGGCGGCGACGACCGGCCCCTTGATGCCGAGCATGTCGAAGAGGTCGTGCATCGGCTAAGGCCTCCATCCGCAGAGCTTTTGTCCCTTGCGGTTGTGCGCCAGGAGCGCTCTCGCCTCGGCGTCCGACAGGACGTCGACGGCTTCGGCCGAATGGCGCAGCGGGCTCGAAATCGCGCAGAAGCCGCCCGAAGCAGTCGTGCACCCGGCAAGCGCCACAAGCAGCGCAAGCATCAGTCCCTTGCCCATGATTTCAGCTCCTTTCGAACAGCGTCCGCCGGCAGTGCGCCGACGTCGTTCTGCACCTGCTCGGCGACCGCGCGCGCCGCGGCCTCAGCGGCCGCCAGTTTGCTGCGCTCGGCCCTGGCGCCGGCCAGCCGCTGGTGAACGCCCCAGCAAAGGGCGGCGATGACCGATGCCAGGAAGCCCAGCAGCGCCTTGTTGCCAAGCAGGACGGCGAGGAGCGCGCTCACAGCAGCCACCCGGCGACAAGCCCGGCGGCAAAGCCGATAGCATAGGGTTTCGCGGCTTCGAGATAGGCGATGAGCAGTTGTTGAAACCCTTCCATGTCAGTGCTCCCAGCCGGATTTGCGGGCCAGCCAGTGCCAGGTCTCCGTGACCGAGGCGATGGCGAGACCGGCGGCGATCTCCAGACCAGCTTGAATGTCGGGGTCGGAAGAAAATGCCGCCGCGTCGTCGGCGCCGAGCAGGCCACGCGCGACCAGAACACCGGCGCCGTAACGCAAGCCGATGCGGATGAAGACGGCGATCATGTCGAACTCCTTGCGAAAATCGATTTCAGGATTTGAAGCAGCGCACGCCAGAACGGCAGGCGTTCGACGGGGCTGACGCGCCCGCCGGTAGACACCGGCGGCATCGCACTGCCGGGCTTCGGCGAGAGCGCTGATGGCTGGGGCGGGGTGCCCGGCAAAGGTGCCGGAGCGGGCTGTAGTGCCGACATCAACAGCGCCTGGGAACGGACCGACCGGATGCGATCGCTCCAACCCTTGCCGAAAACCGGCCAGGTCGGCAGCCGCCGCAGGAATGCCAGGCGGGCATCGCAAAGATCGTCGATGACTGCGCCCGGTGGCCTGGCGCCGACAGCTTTGAGCGTGGCCGGGCCGATCCTGCCGTCCTGTGCGGTGCCAACTGCCGCCTGCAGATATTTAGCCGCCCTGCCCGGCCCACTGTTCACGGCGAAGTCGAAGACGGCATAGTCGACACCGCCGGGAAGCTCGGCGCCCGCAGCGGCATCCCAATAGAAGCGGCGATAGACCGTCGCCACCTGAGCATCCGTGATATGGCGAAGGTCGTCCTTCGTCGCAACCGCCTTCACGTAGCGGCGGAAATTGGCCAGCGTCACGCCCTTCATGGTTGCGCCGCCGGGATCAGCCGGATTGTCGGACCAGCCGCCTTCCGATTTGAGGACGAGCGCAAGCGCCCGCGCGAAGTTGCGGTCCATGGGGTTTTCCTTTCTGCCCGCGAAAGGCAGGTTGTCGATTTGCGAAGCTGCTTGCGGTTAGGCGTCGATCATCGAGACAACGTCGCTGGAGACCTTGGCGGGGCGGTATTTGGTGGCGTCGGCCGGAAAGGAGATCGGAACGGCGAATCGAGCGACGGCACCATTGCCGTCGTCGCCGCTGCGATGGTGATCGAAGATGCACCTCCGTATGCAGTGTTAGGAAGAATTCCGGCAAAGGTGATCAAGAAGCGCTTCGACGACGAAAATAGCCGAGGCTTATTGAGATTCGGTGGTGGATTGGGCAGACGCCATATCTCGGAAAGAGAGAGCGGCCTTTTGATCTTTCTTTTGAAGATTCACTCGAATTTATGTTAGGCCCATGCCCTAATGACAAGCCGCCAGCTTGCATTGGTAATATTTAGAAATCCACCAGTGTCTTTGCGTGTAATCTGAACGGCACTAGAAGCCTGCGACCCAAATCTAACGACCATGTTTGTAGTATCGGGAACGACACTTAGGCCTCGATTGGTGCTTGCTTCGTGCGATCCAATCGAGACAGGTTCTTCGTCTCCAATAGAATAGCCACCCTCAGCAGTGGTGCACTGTAAGAATGCAAGGTAATTTTTCGGCTTCACCCCCAGCCCATGAGCCAACGTCAGCGACCCGCCGGATGTGATGGTCTGTTGCGGGCTTTCATAAAACTTCTGAAGCAACGCCGTGGACGACTGGACATAGCGTGCATCCTGTTCGGCCTGCGACCATTGCAGCTTGATCCATCCTCCCCAGGCACCGCCAGCCTGCCTGCGCCGCCATAGCTTTTGGTCTGCCGCCATAGTGTCGTTGACGAAATCATGCACCGTCTGCGTCCGGTAGCCAGTGCTTCCGTGCGCTTCCACAAACCCCAGGAACCAATTTACGCCGTCTGGCGCATTAGCCGCCGCCGAGGCCATATACCAGCCGTTGTCCAGGGCGTTGTTCCAATCGGTGATCGTCTGCGCGACGACACCGAGGTTAGGTCGGCTATCAAGTTTCAGATCAAACCCAGCCTTGACGAACCCCGTTGTAGCCAATTGCGTGGTATTCGTTCCAGGCGCTGCGGTCGGCCCCGTTGGCGTCCCGGTAAATGTCGGGCTGGCCTTCGGCGCCAGGCTGGACACCGCGATCCCACTATCCTTCCCCACCTTGCCCGTGGTGCCCGCGAAAGTGACAATATTGTCGGTTGCCGAAGACGCAGGCCCCAAAAAATCTCCTACTCCCGTCCCGTCGGCGCCTCTGTCGCCGGCGCGGTCGAACATCAACCAGATGCCGTTGGCCACCGTCGGCAAAGTGCCGGCGCCACTGACATAGGCGAGCGTCAGTTTGCGGTAGCCGCTACCATCCACAACTGCGCCACTGACGTTATAGACATAGTAGATAGCGGTGGAGGCTTTCGAGCGCAGGGTCAACTGGCCCTTGATGGGGTTCGTGCTGTCATCAAAGCCATCGAGGATGCCACTCACGGTGGCGCCGCCGGCATCGAGATTATCGATATAGGCCGCGGTCACCAAGGCGGCGCTCGCATTGTTCAGCCGCAAGGTGCCGTTGCCCGGATCGGCGTCGGCTGTGGTCGTGGAAAAGGTGTAGCCGAGCGCCGCCACCGAGGTTGATGCCGCCGCAGCGCTGGCCGCCGCATTGGAAGCGGAGGTCGCGGCATTGGTGGCTGAGGTGGAAGCCGCGGTTGCCGAGCCCGAGGCAGCGCTCGCCGAACCGGCTGCAGCTGTAGCCGAGTTGCCTGCGTTGGTGGCGCTGGTCGCCGCGCCCGATGCCGAGCCGGAAGCCGCCGTTGCCGAATTGCCGGCATTGGTGGCGCTGGTCGCGGCTGTTGTGGCGGAGCCGGCGGCGGCCGTGGCCGAACCCGCGGCGGCGCCGGCCGAGGT